GCCGCGGATGCGGCCCGTGCCGCCCAGCGTGATCTTGCCCGAGCTGGTGATGAGCGCCGTCCCGCCCGTGGCGCCCGCGCTGCCATTGCCGCCGATGCCGGTTGAGCCGGCGCCGGGCGAACCGGCCGCGCCGGGAATGCCGTCGAGATCGCCATTCACGATCAGGGTCAGGCCGTTATATCCGGCGGGCCAGGTGCCGCGCTGCACGTTGCGCAGGGTCACGCCCGTGTCGATGTAGAAGGTCACAGTCTGGCTGCCGAGGCCGACGAAACCCAGACCGTCGGCGAGCTGGCGCAGGGTGACGTTGTCCGCGCTGCCGGTGATGTGGTGCTCGATCGGATCGGTCGGACCGCCCAGCGTGACGCCCGGCAGGTCGGGAAGATCGTCGTACATGCGCGGGTCGTCGTCGATCGCCTCGATCGTGGCGTCGCTGTCCGAGCGGGGAGTGACGCCGCGCACGATCAGCCGCCTGGCATAATCCTCGCCCGGCCCGAACTGGTAGTAGGTCTTCTCACGGTCGCCGCCGGTGAAGATGTCCGGCAGGGAGCCGTCGCCCAGCAGCACCTGGTCGGGCTGGCCGGCCACGGCGTCCGCCGTCACCACCGCGGCCATCTCACCCAGCTTGTTGCGCAGCGCGATGTAGTGCGTGGCGCCCGGCGTGAATTGCGGACGGTTGCTGAGCGTGGCGATGCGCGAGCCCGCATCGAAGGCGCGCAGCGTGCCGGACTGGCCCCAATTGCAGATGTCGGTCGAGAAGGAGACGCGGTCGCCATAGAGCGCGATCAGCCCCTCGGTCAGGGTGTTCCATGTCACCTTGCGGCGCCGGTAGCGATTTGCGCGGATCAGGTTCCAGATGATCGCCCAGGCTTGCGGCCGGTAGGTCACGCCGTACAGCATGACGTTGCTCGGGTTCCTCTGCGGGCTGTCGTCGAAGGCCGCGATCAGCGTGTCCTGCTTCCAGGTGAGCTGGTTGTACCAGGTGCCGATGATGTGGTCGGCCGTCGTGGCATCGACCATGATCCATTCGACGTTGACCGACCCTTTGCGGGTGTTGTGCGGCGTGAACATCATCGCCGCCGCCTCTGACGGCAGGTCGCGCACGATGCGCAGCTTGCCCCCCTGCACCACGTGCTGGCCGACCAGGGCGCGCGCCACGCGGCCCAGCGCCTCGTACTGCGTGACGGTCTGGTCGAACACGAAGTCGAACGTCCAGTTCTCGTCGATGCCGGAAGCAAGGCCGTAGATGCCGGCAAGGTCGATCCTGGTGTCGTCGATCGCCCAAGAATAGTCGGCGTTGCGGGCGATGTCGGCGAAGGCATCGAGCAACGAGCGCGAGGCCGAAAGCGATGTCGTCATGCCGCCCGCGCCGCCGTTGGCGGCGGGGTCCCAGGTGGACAGCTTGCGCGTCGCCGGCACCTTGACGGTGAGCGTGCGCGCATTGAGCTGGCTGGTGACGCGCGCCTTCATGCCAATGCAGGTCATGTCGAAGCGCCGGGCGTCGACCAGCCGTCCCTTCAGCCCGATCCAGTCGATCTGGTGACCCGAGGTGTCCGACGTGTCCTTGGTGTCCGTGCGCTTGATGCGCACCTGCCAGCGGCCCGCACCCGAGAAGACGTACTCGTCCGTCCATCGCAGCGGGCTGGTCGAGGTGCCGCTCTTGGTCGGCGTATCGAGCGTCGACCAACTGTCAAGCGCCGCGCCGGCATCGTCGATCGGCTGCGCCTGGATGGTGAGGTTGCAGCTCTTGCTCCCGATCGATCCGCCCGAGATGCCGTAGAGCCCGCGCGGCGCGCCGGTGTCGATCTCGCAGCGGTCGACCAGCGTCTGCGCCGGATTGACGATGAAGGGGCCGATATAGTCCGTGTCGTCGCCGGCCGTCCTCAGAAGCTCGATGTCGCCCACGTCCGGCGATGCGAGGATGCGTGGGTCGGCAATGTCCGGATCGGGATCGGCGTTGGGCTCGATGTGCTCCCAGGTGATGTCGCTGAACGACGTGATCGGCGTGTCGCCGATCTGCGGCGTGCCCAGCTCGTAGCTGCCCTTGCCCACGCCCAGCAGCATGAAGAGATACTGCTCGTTGTCGATGTAGCGGACATACGCGCCGCTCACGAGGTCGGGCGTGTGAAGGTTGTAGCCGTAGCCGACGGGGATCGGCTGGCCGAGGCGCGCGATATTGCCGGTGGCATTGGCCGAGTAGGTCGGGCTGACCTGGCCGGTGTCGCCGTAGCCGCCCGAGATGGCGGGCGCGACCGGAGGCGGCGGCTGGACGAACAGCGAGGTGAGGCCGTAGGCCACCGTGCCGAGCGCCAGGCCAACGCCCGCCGTCACCAGCGCGGTGCCGAGTTTCGACGTGATGTCGAGGGCGAACGCCAGCTCAGGCCCCAGCACCGGCACGGCGACGGCGATGGCAAGGCTCAGGATGGCACTGATCGGGTTCGATCCGCCCCCGCCGCCGCCTCCCCCGCCGCCTTCCGGTAACGTCTGGAAAGTGACGACATCGCCCGGCCGGATCACGGAGGCGCCCCACTCGGCCCGGCTCAGCCTGCGCCCGTTCCAGGTGCAGACGGTCGGCTGCGTGAACTCGCGCCGCCGCACGCCGTCGCGGCAGGTTTGCAGCGCCGTCTTGTGGCGCAGATGCCGGCGCACGAAGTGGCGCACCGTCGCCGGGCGGCGCAGCCGGTAGATCTCGCGCCGGCTGAAGTCGAGCGGGTGAGGGAGATAGAGAACGGCCGGCCTCATGCCGGCTCCGCGATGGCGGGAGAAGCAGCGCCGTGCGCCGCGCACTCGTCCGCGGGTCGGTAGAAGCCGAGCACATTGAAGCGCGCCAGCCGGATCGCCGCGAGCGACGGGCACGCCGAGCCCTGGCCGCGCAAGGAGTGCAGCACCCGCGGCCCGTCCTTCATCTCGACATAGGTGCCGATATGGTGCGGATGCCGGCTCTCGCTCATCAGCACGGCGTCGCCCTCCAGCGGACGTTCCACTTTGGCCCACCGAAGCGCGGTCGAGCCCGCCTCGAAGGCGCGCACCTGGGCACGCAGGGTCGTGGGCACGACCCCCGGCATGTCGATCGCCCGGCCGAACCGCTCGCGCTGGACGTCGCGGAACAGAAACCAGCAACCGCCATCGTCGTAGGCCCGGCCCAGATAGCGTTCGGTCCAGTGCGCCATCAGCGCCCCGCCAACCCTGGGAAGGCCTGCGCCGTATAGAGCGTGCGCGGGAAATTTCCGCGCAGGTCGATGCCGTTGCGGGCGCGGCCCTTCATCTGCGTGCCGCCTGCTGCAATGGCCTGGCTGAGATCGTAGGTCGGCGGCGGCAGCATGCGTGGCGTGCTGAGGTCGCTTGCCACGAATTGGCGATAGCAGACCTCGATCTTGTTGATGTCGACGACGGCACGATCGAGGTTCTGGACGATCTCCCATGTCACCGCCGACAGCACGAGTTCGATCTCCGGGCTGGGCGTCAGCTCGATCGGCGCCAGCTTCATCTCGAATTGCATGGGCTGAAAGGTGACGTTCTCGCCGCCTCGCACCGGCGCGTCCGCCTCAATCGTCGCCGCGACGGCGACATCGTTGATGACGACCCACGCCGAATCGGGATTGCCGTCGTCGTCGACGAACAGCGGATGGCGCACTTCGAGCGTGTGGTAGATCACCTCGCCCTTCGGTGCCATGGCGTAGGCTTCCTTGAGCACGTCGTCGGCTGTGGGGTCGGGCATGGCCTATTCCGATCCGGGCGTCCGCTGCTTCCTCATCGGTGCGCGCCCTTCCTGCGCCGCTTGGCATCGCGCGCGCGATCGGCCTGCAGGCGCTTCGCCCAATCGACGAAGTTGCCCGCGAACAGCACCTCGCCGACGTGGTTGCAGCAGATCGTCGGGTCGAGGTTGATGGCGAACCCCGCCGCCCGCAGCTTGCGGCACGTCGAGACGTCCTCGCTGATCCGCTCGCCGCCCACGATCGGCCATTCGAAGACGCAGCGCCGCTCGCTGCCCGCCACCGCGTAGCGCTCGCCCTTCGCCCACAGCGCCTCCAGCGCGCGCCGCGTGGTGCGCAGGAAGCCGAAGCCCAGGTGGTTGACCTGCATCAGCCCGCGCGCATCGACGGCGAGCTGCTCGGGCGCGGCGCCCACGACATAGGCTTCGCCTTCCTGCTTGCGCCGATAGGTCCCGCCCACCACGTCGACCGGATGGTCGAGCAGCCGCAGGACCCATTCGGGCGCCCACTGGATGTCGGCGTCGATCCAGACGACGTCGTCGATGCCCCTGGCCTGGACGGCGAGCGCCAGCAGGTCGTCCCGCAGGGTCTCGACCGGGCCGTTGCCGACGAACAGGGGAAGCAGCTCCACGCCGCGGCCCAGCGCCAGCTTGATGCTCTCGGTGAGCGCGTGGACGTAGCGCATGTCGAGCGCGCCGTTCTTCGCCGGCGTGGCGACGATCACCCGGCGCATGGTCAGCTCCCCTGCGCGGCGAACCACGCCTTGACCGCATTGGCCACGTCGGTGTCGGTCCAGTTGCTGTTGTAGGTCTCCGGCCCGGTGTAGACGTCGATCCAGAAGTGGAACGAGGCATTGCCGCCGAGTTCGACCAG